CTAAAATGAAACCAAGACCGAATGGGAGGAACTAATGTGGCTAGGTGCTATTAAATTAGCGTTAAACGCAGGAACGCACATCTATAAGAAAAAACAAGAGACTAAGATGGCTATGGCTGATGCACAACATATGGCAGCCACAAAAATGGCTCGTGGGGAGACAGAATACCAGGGAAAACTTTTAGAATCGAGAGATTCAGATTATAAGGACGAGGTGGTTTTATTAATTTTAACGTTGCCAATTTTGGTGCTCGCATATGGGGTCTGGTCGGACGATCCGGCAGCTATGGACAAAATAAAGATGTTTTTTGACCATTTTCAGGCGCTTCCGAGCTGGTTTACAAATTTATGGATTCTTGTNTGCGCGAGTATTTTTGGTATAAAGGGAACTCAAATATTTAGAAATGGGAAGAAATAATGCCAGGAAAAGAAATTAAAGGAAGAAGTAAAATAGCATCTTATAAAAAAGGTGGAAGAGTAAAAGCTAATCAAGGTGGATATGTTGGAAAATATATTAAAGGTGATCTTGGTGGTAAAAAAGTTTCAAATCCATCTTATGCGAAATACTACAAAGGATTGGTATAAGTGGATCCATTAGTAGTCGTTGCTAAGTTACAAAAAGTTTTACAACAAAATCTTCAAAGAATTGGTGATGCCATGATTACTGGTGGTGTTGACAATATGGAGAAATATCAGTATATGTTAGGACAAGCACGTGCATATCAGTACGCGCTTCAGGAAATCTCTAACCTGCTAAAACAGAAGGAGCAAGAAAATGAACAAGGAAATGTTATCGACATCGGAAAAGGAAGTTCCAAAACATAGGAACGCACTTTCTGAAAAGTACGAAGAAGAGAAAAAAATTGGTTCAGAACCTGAACCTCTAAATCCAGAAAATATTCAAAAGCAAAAAACACAACTTCCAGAACCTAGTGGATGGAGACTTTTAGTTTTACCTTTCACACCGAAAGAAAAAACTAAAGGTGGAATTTTAATTGCGCAAGAATCATTAGAGAAATTACGTATCGCAACTAATTGCGGTTATGTTTTAAAAGTAGGTCCGTTGGCTTACTATGACAAAGAAAAATATCCAACGGGACCGTGGTGTAAAAAAGGCGATTGGGTTATTTTTGCACGATACGCAGGATCAAGATTACCCATAGAAGGCGGTGAAGTACGTTTGTTAAATGACGATGAGGTTTTGGGTATAATTGATAATCCAGAATCCGTACTTCATAATATTTAATCATAGGAGGAACTATGCCAGACAAAGAAGAAAAAACAGTTGATATAGATACTTCAGGTCCGGGAGCTGATATTGAGCTTCCAGAAGAAAAGGTAAGTGAAGTAACTGAAACAACAGAAACTGTTGAACCTGAAAAACAGGTTGAAGAAAAAATAGAAGTAGTAGAAACTAAGGAAGAAGAGAAACAAGAAACTAAGACAGACGAGAAACAAGAAACGAGTGACGAGAAACCAAAAGAAGAATTAGAACAGTACAGTGAAGGTGTTCAAAAAAGAATTTCTAAGCTAACTAAAAAGTGGAGAGAAGCCGAAAGGCAAAAAGAAGCTGCTTTAGATTTTGCTAAAGGAGTTCAAACTGAACACAAAACTTTACAAACTAAAATGGCTAAACTAGAGCCAAGTTATGTAAACGCGGTGGAGAACAGAGTTAAATCAGGATTAGAAGCTGCTAAATCTACGCTTGTAAGAGCTAGAGAAGCAGGAGATATTGATGCTGAAGTTAACGCACAAAAAGAAATAGCTAGACTTGGAATGGAAGAAGTAAGAGTTCATACTCTTAGAAATAAACTTTCAGAACAAAAAGAACAGGTTGTACAAACCCCTTCTTTAAATCAAGCACTTCAAACTCCACTAGCGGATCCAAAAGCTGAAGAGTGGGCAGAAAAGAACGATTGGTTCGGAAAAGATTCTGCTATGACTTATACAGCGTTTGATCTACATAAAAAACTAGTTGACCAACAGGGTTTCGACCCTAAATCAGACGAATATTATGTTGAAATAGACAAGCAAATGAGACTTGACTTTCCCCATAAATTTGGTAGAAACAACTCACAGGAATCGACTAAACCTACACAAACAGTAGCGTCAGCGACGCGAAGTGTAAAACCTGGTCGCAACACCGTGAGACTCACATCATCTCAGGTAGCAATCGCTAGAAAATTGAATGTGCCACTTGAAGAATATGCGAAACAATTAAAAATCACGAAGGAGGCATAAGCATATGCAAAACGATAAAATAAAAACTTCCCGTGCGAGTCAAACAAGAGCTAAAACAGCTCAAAAAACTGTTTGGACTCCACCATCATCTTTAGATGCACCCCCTGCACCAGATGGGTTCCATCACAGATGGATAAGAGCCGAGTCAATGGGTTTTGATGATACAAAAAACATGGCCGGTAAATTAAGATCAGGATACGAGCTTGTAAGAGCTGATGAATATCCAGATCAAGATTATCCAGTTCTGGGTGAAGGAAAATACAAAGGGGTCATCGGAGTTGGCGGCCTATTGCTGGCTAGGATATCTGACGAGCTTGTTAAATCGCGCGAAGCGTATTTTAATAAAATTACGCAAGACAAAGACGACGCGGTTGATAATGATCTTCTGAAGGATCAGCACCCAAGTATGCCTATCAATACTGATAGACAGACTCGTGTAACCTTCGGTGGAACAAAGAAAAGTTAATTTTTTAACGATTCCTTCTCCAACGAAATAAATAAACCGTACTGGAGGCCCTTCGGGGCAGGTACATAAGGAGAAAACGACTATGGCTAATCAAGACGCGGCTTTTGGTTTCAGACCGACAAGACACTTGTCAGGTGGACAAATCAGAACTGAAGAATATGTAATAGCAGCAAACTACGGAACAGCAATTTATACTGGTCAAGTAGTTGAAGCAGTTACAGCAGGTGGTATAGAAGCAGCGGCAGCTGGAGACACTCAACAATTAGGTGTTTTCGGTGGCGTATTTTATACTGACCCAACAACAAGTAAACCTACATGGAATGCTTATTATCCAGCAAGCACTAATGCTTCTGATCTTAAAGCTTCTGTGTATGCGGATCCAAATATCGTGTTTGAAGCACAACATGATGGTACAGGAACAGCAGCAATGAATCATGGAGGATTTGATTTTGTCGGAGTAGCAGGAAGCACTGTTACTGGACAATCAACTTCAGAAATTGATACATCAACTGTTACTACATCAGGTGGATTTAAACAAATCGGTATATCAACTGATCCGGACAACAGTGATACAGGTTCAGCAAATTGCAACGCATACGTTGCGTTCAATACTGGTGAACATGTATTTAAATTAACAACAGCACTAGGGTAATCGAATAGGAGATTAAATTATGGCAATATCACGATCACAACTCGTAAAAGAGTTAGAGCCAGGATTGAATGCACTATTCGGCCTGGAGTACAAAAACTATGCAAATGAGCATGAAGAAATCTTTAGCAAAGAAAATTCAGACAGAGCTTTTGAAGAAGAAGTTATGTTATCTGGATTTGGCAATGCGGGGGTTAAACCTGAAGGTCAAAGTATAAACTATGACGCAGCAACAGAAACCTTCACAGCTCGTTACACGCATGAAACACTTGCTTTAGCATTTTCAATCACTGAAGAAGCGATTGAAGACAACTTGTATGATAGACTTGCGTCTAGATATACAAAAGCATTAGCTAGATCTATGGCTAACGCTAAACAAGTTAAAGCAGCAAATGTTCTTAACAGAGCGTTTAACAGTTCATACACTGGCGGAGACGGAACAGAGCTTTGCGCAACTGACCACACAATTGTGTCTGGTACAGAGCAAAACGAACTTTCGACTGCGGCGGACCTTAACGAAACATCTTTAGAGCAAGCAATGATTGACATTGCAGCACTAACTGATGAAAGAGGTCTAAAAATTGCAGCTAAAGGAATGAAAATGATTATTCCTTCTGCGCTACAATTTACTGCAGAGAGACTTATGAAGTCTACGCAAAGAGTGGGAACAGCTGATAATGACATCAATGCACACAAAAACATGGGGATGATTCCTCAAGGTTATGTAGTTAATCACTACTTAACTGATACTGATGCATGGTTCATTAAAACAGATTGTCCTAACGGGCTAAAACATTTTGTTAGAGCACCAATCAAAACTGCTATGGAAGGCGATTTTGAAACTGGAAACGTAAGATACAAAGCCAGAGAAAGATACAGCTTCGGCTGGTCTGACTGGAGAGGTATCTTCGGATCACCAGGTGCGTAATAAATAAATAATTATGTGGCGGGACATAGTTCCGCCACATTTCATAAATAGAAAGGTAGAAATGACAAATTTCACAGTTAAAATATGGGCTTATGATCACTATGCATCTTTTGATGTAAAAGCTGAAGATAGTCCTAAATCTATTGAAAACTCTATCCTTGACAAAATTGGAGAAAAGAGTATAAGCTGGGAATATCTTGGAAATTCGTACGATAATAGTACGAATAGAATAACCTATGAGGAGGTTAATCATGACCGAAGACCTATACAAACAAAAAAGGTCCTTGGAGTTGAGGTGGCAACTGGAGTATGAGCAAGAAGGTAAATATACTCTGGATATGGTCAATATTGATAACGCTATTAGAGATGTTATCACTGAGATCAAACTCGAAGAATCTAAGATTGCAGATAGAGAAAATGCAATCATTGATGCCGCCCCACAAGTTTCAGTGGCTACTTAGATAAAAGTCACATCGCTGAAATCGTATATTTTTGTAAGGATCCCTTGCACTCTACTCAAATTTCATATATAAAAAAATCACTATACAATTTTAAACAAACTTAAATGTAGACGCGTATAGTCGACACCCCTAGGGACTACATTTATATATATCTAGGAGGATATTAACATGGCAAATACAACTTTTAATGGACCGGTAAGATCCGAAAAAGGTTTCCAAGTAGCAACTAAAAACACGTCTACTGGAGCAATAACAACTAGAATGAGTTCAGGCATGCCTGACTTAACTGGTTTATCAATTTCAGATGTAGCAACAGCAACTAACGTAACGTTAGCAGCAGACACTATTTCTGTAATCAATTACACAGGTGCAGCAGCTGCAACTATGACACTACCCGCAGCAACAGCAGGAACAATAGTAATTTATTGTCAATCAAAAGACACTACAGGTGGAACAGCTACATTAGTTTTTGATGCAGCAGGTTCTGATGTTTGGGCAACTGGTTCAGTAATTGAATCAAGAGGTTCAAGTGAAGTAACTTTTGATACTTCAGCAGCAGGTGAAACTAAATTAACTTTTACACCAGCTAACGCAGCAACAAACTTGTTGACTACTGGTGGACAAATTGCTTTTATTTGTTACGAAGATGCTACATGGCATATTGCAACAAAACTAGCAGCTGAGACTACTCAAGTTACTGGTGCGTTTGTATTCGCAGCGTAATAATAAATAATTAATCTATGCTCCTTCGGGAGCATAGAAATTTAAGGAAAAAATATGAGTCAATTAAATATACAAGCTACTAGATCCGCAGCAGCTGCAGGAGCAACTGCAATTATAGCGCCGCCGGTAAGAGTTTATTCAATTTCAATTGCATGTACTGGAGGAGCAGGAGTTTTAGAATTAACTACAACTTCAAATTCTGGAACAACTAAATTATATATTGATGTACCAACAGGTGAAATTCTTACATTAAATTTTGGTGGAGGANTTTTATTCCCCGCTGGAGTTTNTTGTAAAACNAAAACTAATATAGCTGGATATACTCTATTTACAGATAAATTTTCTGGCGCAGGATTAAGTTAGGAATTATTATGACTCAGGCAACTAGGTCATCTTTAATGAGTGTTGACACAACACTTTCAGCAAATATTACTGCCGCACAAGATTACATTCCTATTGCAAGTACAACTAATTTTTCAACTTCTGTTGTTGCAGAAATTGAAACAACTAATGAGATTGTAAGTTTCACAACTCTAACAACTAATAACAAACTTTATTCACAAGATTTAACAAACGCCGTTTGGGTTAAAAGAGGTACAGCTTCTGTTACAGGAAATTATGGTACGGCTCCCGATGGAACTACTACTAGTAATTTATTAGCTATAGGAACAGGAGTTAATGATGTATATAGTTATACTTATGCTACAGCTGCCAACGCTCTTCTTGCTGCTCCCACTTCATTTTATTTAAAAAAAGTAACTACTACGGGACAATTGAATCTTCTGAATCCCGGAGGGACAGGTAGTTGGCAAATTGATCTATCCGCAGTAGGAAGTGACTGGGAAAGAATTACAGATTCTCATGCAGCAGTAACAGTTGTTGCTGCTTTTGTTTATCCAGCATCTCAGAAAGCTGGTTTTATGTTTAGGGCAGATTCTGGAACACTAAATTTTGAGGTCTGGGGCTGTCAAGTAGATGATGGGGACACGTCTGTTAGTGGATACATACCTACTACAGCTGCTATTGCAAGTGGATTAACAGGAGTTACTCGAGGAGTAAATGGAACAACTGCAGCAACTGCAAGTTCAGGCGACGCGATTCAACAATTACCTTACGCTTTATTAAATGTAGACATGCCTGTTAGATTAACAGGTTTATCAGTTTCATCGGATGGAACTGGAGCTGGAAGATTTACCTTATGTGATAAAATTGGAACGACTCTATGCGATATAGATATTCCAGATACTAGAATATACGATTTAGATTTTGGAGGAGGAATACTATTCCCTAATGGAGTATATGTTTCAAATTCAGACAATATAACAGGATACACACTTTACACAGATAAGTATTCGGGAGCAGCTTTATAATGGCAAACACTACTTCAGGAGCATATAGTTTTGATCAGGACTTTTCAATCGATGAGATTATACAAGATGCTTACGAGCGTATTGGTTTAGTTGGAACTGCTGGACATCAACTTAAAACAGCTAGAAGATCTTTAAATATATTATTTCAAGAATGGGGTAATAGAGGTGCACATTT